GTTCTGATTGCGCACCAGCAGCTTCAGGATGCCCTGGAACAAACGCTTGAAGCCGCCGTCGGCCATCGTCCTGGCGATCAGCTCGACGCTCGCCTGCTGGCCCGTCTGCATCATCTGCACCGCGGCCGCGGTCTGATTTTGCAGCGCATCAGGATCGAGCCCGCCGCTCGCATCGTTCATGCCGAGACGGTCGGCGATCATCGTATCGACGTACTGCAACATGGCGAAGCTTTCCTTCGCCACGAACGGCACCTGGCTGTAGTTCACCGCGGCGCGCACGTCGCGGCCGCTCTTCACCCGGATCGGCACGCCGAACTGCGGGTTGGTGATCGACTCGGGGTTGCTGACTGCGCCCTCATCGACAATCGGTTGCGGATTGTTCTGCCAGTACAGGTTGTCGAGCGTCTGGCGCGTCAGCACGGTCTTCACCTGCGCCAGGTCTTCGACGTCATCGAACAGGCCGCGCCCCTTGCGCGCGTGCGGCACGATCTCGCAGACGATGTCGGCGAACGGGTAGTCGTCGCACGGATACCATTCCAGCATCTGGCGCGATCCGCCCGCGCCGCCCATCACCGCCTTGATCACCTCGGGGATGCCGTCGCCGTCGGCGTCCACCCGGCAATAGACCTCGCAGATCTCGACCTTCTCGATGCTCGGATCGTTGGTGCGATTGCGAACCCCGCCCGTGTACTGCATGCCCATGCGGTCCTGGCGCGTCATGTCGCTCGAGAGCGTCGTGTAGCCAGGGAGATCCATTACCTTGTCATACTCAAATCCCATCGCGATGAGTTGGCCGCGCAGCTTCTCGACGCGGTGGCCGACCAGCATCGCATCGTCAATCGACGTCGCGTCGCTGCTGATCAGGAACTCTTCCGGCGGCACCGCGGCGACCATGAGCTGCCCGCGCTCGACCGTGCGCTTGATGCGAACGTCGTAATTCACCGCCTGAGGATCGAGCGCCAGGATCGCCGGATCGGTTTCCGGCTCCTCTTCCTGCTCGACAATCTCGACCTCAGTGTTCGAATTGAGCACGGCCATCTGCGCCGGGCCGAGGTCGGTCATGTAGTGGTAGGTGACATCATAGCTATTATCCCACCAGTACTTGATCACGCCATTGCCGTGCAGCAGCGCGTCCTCGCAGGCGCTCCACGTCACCTTGTAGCCGTTGCATCGATTGAGAAAGACGTGATTGACGTAGGTCGTCGCCGCCTCGGCGTTGTCGTCCTCGTCGTCACGGCTCGGCTCGTATTCAACCATCCTCTCGCTGCCGAGGAAGACGCGCATGAGCGCCGGCATCACCTTGCGCACCGCAGCGCGCACATCGCGGCTGACGACCTTGGAGCGGTTTTCGTCGGCCTGGATGTCGTTCATCTCGCCGCGGTAGTATTGCATCGCCCGCAGCCGCGGCTGCTGCATCGAGCTTTCGTTCTGCATCGCGTCATCGATCAGCTCGTTGACCGCCTTGGCGATGTCCTCCTCGTCCATCGGCTCTGGCCCGTCGAACTCTTCCGCGTCGTCGTCGGGCTCGTCGGCGTCCGGCTTGGGCGTCTTGAAATCGAGCATCAGACGACCCTCCGCATCTTCGGCTTCCAGGCGTTGTCGATGGCGTCCGTCTCGGCCATACGCAGCATCATGTAAGCGTACCTGCCGGCGTCGAGCGTGTCGTCGTATTCCTTCACGACTTTGCCGTCTTCGCGGTGGTAGAGGCGGAACTCTTCAAGCCATGCGCCGCAGGTGGAGAACACCTTAAAACGATTTGTCTGCATGCGCTCCAGGAGCTGGAAGATGCCGGCCTCCACGCCATTCGTGCCATCATCAAACGTCGCGCGCTCCGGGAGCATATTGAGGCCCAGCTCAGCATATTGCTTGGCGACCTGGATGCCTGAGGTCTTGTCGGTGATGAGCCCATCGTGCGGCCAGCTCCATGGTAGCTTCTTCCCCCAGGGTCGCAACGCTGCAACGTGCAGCACTGGCAGCGCCTGGCGGACGCGATAGTCGGCGGTGAGGTAGACGACGTCCTTGTCGCGGTCCCAGGCGAGCTTGACCGCGGCGGTCGGGTGGTCCCATCCGAAGTCGATGCCGCCGATCTGCGGCCAGTGTGGCTGGATGGTGATTGGCGCAATGACGATGTCTTCCTCGGCGACCGGGTAGATGCGGCCCGATCCGAGCGTCGGCACGCCCCTGGTGCGCGCCTCGCGCTCGTGCGGGGCATAGGAGGCGACGATCTCGTCCCGTTGCGCCTGGCTGAAGTGCGGCGCGTCATCGATGGTCGCGACGATGATGGCGCGCTGCGGGCTCGGCTCGAGCAGGAAGCGCCGCACCACCTCCGACATGCCGAGCAGCGGCGTGAAGGTGGTGAGCACGATGCCCTGGCGGTCGAGCGTCCTGGTGCGGCCCTCGGTGTAGATATCCTCGGGCGGCTCCTCATCGAACCACACGCAGTGCTTGCCGGTGCCCTGCCACTTTTCGCGGCCGCGCTCGTATGACTTGAACTGGAGCGACGACTTGCCGCCGCTGACATGGGCGACGACGACGGTGTCGATCATGTCGGCGACGCCGCGGGCGGTTGAGATGTCGCCGAGCGTGCGCTGCGGGATCATGCCGGATCCCCAGAGATCGCGCTGCGCGGGCGGCCCGATCAATTTGTCCTGGACGACGTCCCGCGTGCTCTCGTTCGTTACGCCCCCGGCCCAGATCTCGGTCGGGCCATCAAAGCGCCGGCCTTCCCAGTCGTCGGGATATAACCCGGTTAGGTGGTAGGTAATCTCGGCCGCGCCGCATTCCGTCTTGCCGAAACGATTGGCCGCCATGAGGAGGCGCTCGGCATGATGCAGGCCGGCGCGGAAGAACTCGCGTTGCTTACTGTACGGAATGAACCGGCTGATCCGGTCCATCTTCTCCTCGCGCTCCAGCTCCTTCTCGAGCTTGTTCAGCTTCGCGAGCCTCTCGAGCCTTTTCGGATCTGACCCAGGCGAGGAGGGCGGCGCGCTCGGTCGCGGTGATGCGCTCATGGCCTACGTCCTCGGTTCGGTGAACCACCAGGCCGTTGACCTCCATTGCCGAGAAGATGCAAGCGCGGGCGGCGCTGATGGCTGACGCGCCCTTGAGGGCCTCGGCTTTCGCCGCCAGGCGCAGGAAGGCCTCGGTGCCCGACGCAAGTGTGATGGTGGTTTGAATTGCCCCCTGGCGCTTGAGCCAGGCAAGCCTGGTCTGGACTTTAACATCGTTTAATAGCCGATTGGCTGTGACATGCGCTCCGGTGCTCTTAAAGCCTGCATTTGTAGCGGCTTGGCGCTTTGTTACGCCTTTAGCAATTTCGTTGACGAAGCGCTCGTGCCGGGCGTCGTCCAGCGGCTGCGATCCGTCTTCAGGCTGCATCGGGATCGTCGGCGACTTCGCTGATCACTGAGAACTGGCAGGCGATGAGGCCGCCGGCTGTTGCGAAGGGTCGGATGCGGCCGCGGGTGGACCAGCTCACATTGTTGTCGGCGTGATTGACGACTGCGGCGATGCCGCAGATCTCGCCGGCCTGGGCGAGCGTGAGTAGGCCCTCGAGGTAGTCGATGAGGGTTGGCTCGGGCTCGGCGGCTGGGAGCTGGACGAGCTTAACGGTCACGGCCAGCGCGATGATCGTCGCGGTCAGCACGCCGGTCATCGTCGTCGGCGAAAATGCCTTCGCGAGGATTGCGGTGCTCGGTGAAGCCGTCGGGGCGGCGGCGGCGGGTTG